CGCTGAAACTTCCGTTTCTTCTTTGTAGCGTCAATAATGTCACGCAATAACTTTTCTCTTTTGTTCATATTCTTAATAATTTGGTTAAACATGGTTCTGTGCAGGATACCCCACACAGAATGAGACTAAGAGAAAATCGGATTCGTGTACATTGTGGAAGACTTGTACATCTGCCGATTTCTTCGCTTTAGGATGGCGACATCGGAGTTTTTCTCTTTCTCTATCTTTGCTCTCAGGATCTCCGCTGACGACCTTGTGTCAGGGAATATGTTTGAGGCGTAGAGATATTTCCTGTTTCTATCCAAACAAACAACTGCGCTACCTATTGTAACGCCATCAACATACCAAACCAAATCTCTCTGCTTAATTCCTGCACCGAGGGCGTTTAGACGTGACTTAGTTGTTGCAGTAAACCATCCGCAGTTCGATATCCACATCATCCTTGAAGGTCTGTGAACCATCGCTATCAGATTGTTATGCAGATATACATACGAATAGTCATTCTCGACTTTCACTCTCGTGTTTGATTTCTTGAAATTACGGCCAGAGAATACAGCCTGTACCATCTGTTCTTCAATCTTTCTCATACTCTTTAAATTTATTGGTTAAACAAGTGTGGCGCATTATGATGCACCACTAAAGACTTCTCTCGACGACTCGTACTCATCTCGTGCGAAATCATAGATTTCTCTGAGTGTATCCCTGTCGTAAGACATGAACTGCATGAAATCACGCATAAGGATATCCTCAAACGTGACATCAGAATTCTGTGCGATAATGTCGTACATTGTCTGGTAATCGTAATCCCACTCCGAAAGTGTGTAGTCAGGTTTGTCACTACCGTACCAATCATCGTACCAATCTTTTTCGTAATCCGCTCTTGACTTTGGCTGTTTCTTTCCATACCATCCCCAGCTGCAACGACCATACGTATATTCGTACGGATACACGTCTGTACAGTGCTCTACAATCCACTTTACAAGATGCAGACAAGCGTCAAGCTCGCTCAGGACAGTAAACTCATTGTCCGTGTGCGCCTCGTAGTATCCGCACGAGAGATTAAGGCACGAAATACCTACACCACGCTCGACAAGCGTACCCACGTCTGTGATAGACCCGTGAGCCTCCTTGTATCCGTACATCTTTGTTCCTGCTGATATAGCTGCAATGAAATCCTGTGAGCAGACATCACCGACAGCCATTGAGGTGATAAGGTCTGACGAACCGCGTCTGTCCGGCTCAATGATAAAACGGCAGTCCGAAAAGAACTGCAAATCTGCCTTTGACGAACCGATACAGCCCACCTCCTCGCCGACAAAGAACGCTACCTTTATATTGTCGTACCTTTTCAGGCATTCAAGACAGATATAGATACCGTTCTTGTCATCAGCTCCCAGGCCCTGCTGCTCACGCGATTTCAGCGAGAAACCGAAAACGACATCGTTTCCCGTCACACACTGAAAATCCTTCGAGTGATTACGCTGCACCTGATCTATATGCGACGCAAGGCACGGATACGTCTCGCTGTCTCCCTTCTTGCAGAGAAGATTGCCGTACATATCCTGCGTAACATCCACCTCACCGCAATTCTTGCGGATATACTTTTTAATGAATTTACGCATTTTCTTTTCTCCATTACTCGGAGAATGGATAGCATAAAGCTGAAATAATAAATCTTTGTTCATATTCTTTAAATTAATTGGTTAGATTAGTTTCCGACTATTCGTCGGAATCGAGAGCTACAAATAACACCTTCAGGAAAAACAGAAACAGGAACACAATCATTAAGACTGATCCTGCCGTTTCATACTGCGCCAATGCACAGTAGATGAAGGCAAATAGTGACACGTTTGACGCAACCACTACAAAATCCTTAAATCTTCTCATATTCTTTACATTTAGTCGGTTAAACATTGCTCTCCGCCATGCAAGACGGAGAAAAGAGACATTAGGCGACAATTCTGTCAGAATGGAGATGGATAGGCTCAGCCTCCAACCCAAGCTGGTCGATGTAGTAATCACCACAGTATTCTGTGGCTCCGCCATCCTCAGCCATTTCGTTGAACTCATCCACAGAGATGCGGTAACTCATGTAACGGTGAAGACCGTACTCCCACTCGTAGACATCTATCATGTCCTCCTTCTTGTGCCACAGCTTATCGTAGTCTGACTGCTCGTATCCATTTTTCCTGTACCACTCTTTCTCGGCCTCCTCTTGACAATCCTCGCAGCAATACCATTCGTCTGTAACGTCAGAGTGACAACCGTCTGAGGCGATATGCCACTCCTCGCAATACGGGCACAGTTCGAGCCCGTAATCGTCTGGATATTCCGCATTATACCCTGCGTAATAGTAATTTCCATTTGCATCACACACGCAGTCGTCTTCGAAATAGTATTCGTCATGAGCGACACGATCCCCATATCTGTCGTATTCGTCGGCGCAAACGCATTCACTACAGTAGAAATAATCCTCACGAGATTCCACGTAGAGAGCCTCGTCCTCGTCAATGTACTCCTGATGGTATTCAGACCAGCATCGGTCATCATCATCATCGTCACGCGTACCGTAATATCCGTTTGTCGTAGCAAGGTCGGAACTGCCACAGAAATCCACGTTTGACGCTGTTTCTTGTTCATCGTCGTAATATCTGAACCCGTCCATGAATGACAAGGCATCACCATTCGACAGGCTGCAGTCTATCCACAACTCACAGTTGAGAGGCGATCCGTCGTTCAAGACAAACGCCCTGTTGTCCCAACAACTGGCACCGATATTCTTGTACCCGTCAATGAGGCCAGCCTTGATGAGCTTCATGACAAGCAGACGTTTGAGCCTGTTGTTCAGCTTCGTGTCATCCACATCTGACAGCGCGTACTGCCGTTCCGCAAGTCTGTACTCCTTATTACCGTCGTACACCTTGTTGAAGACAACACAGCGCGCAGCCATATAGCCCTCAGAGTCTGTCAGCCATGCAGCCGTAGCGTTGACAGCATTCACGTAGAATGAAGAAAAACCTTTCCCATCCATGCAACTGCCGAAACTGCCACGTTTCTTGAATGCTCCGTAGATACCTTCAAAATCCTCGTAGTCGTTACCAGTGTGCAGCTCATACGCAGCACCGTCACCACCCTCTTCGAGACAGTAGGCAGACCAATCCAAAAGGAACTGCTCACACGCCCAAATCTTGAGAGCCTCACCGATAATGTTCCCGAACGGACAGCCGTCAATAATCTTGCGGAAGAATTTACCCGCTTTCATCTTGACGTTCGTTCGGTCTCCATCCTCTGTGTGACGAATGTAACGGACTGCGTTCACGTCACCGTCCATACAGATACCGAGACAGTTGTCTGTCTCGTACTCGTTGGAACGGTACACGTTCCCCATTAACTCTACATTATAAATACCTCCGTAAGAATGTGAAGAATTCTGAATGTTCAGCATCAGCCACTCTTTCAGTGCCGGCATGCTTGTGATGGTAAACGGATAGTAGTTACCCGTCTTACGAGCGTGATCCCACACGTTCTTGTCCTTATACAGAGACAGTAGAATCTTGTTCTTGCGTGACTTGTTGCCATTACCATGTTCGCGTACTCCAAAGAGTTCCTTGAACTCCTCGTAGTTTGAAAAGCTCTTAATGTAAATCATATCTTTTTGAATTTAGAGGTTATAAAATCGTTCAGGGTGAGAAACCCCACCCCGAGAGAGACATTAAGAACACCGCATTACGCGAACTCGCTTTCGTAGTTCTGTACGGGGATTTTCATCCTCCTGACGAAAGCCTGCGCCCATCCTCTGTACCTGTACAGATTAGAAACGAGCATCCATCTGGATCGTCCGTCGGCATAGTGCCCCGCCAACTTAGCGACACACCATCCGCCACGGGAACGGATAATTTTGTAAACACCTTCGTAAATCATAGTCAATTTGGTTAAACATAGAATCCGCAGGAATTATCGTACTCCTACGGAAACAGACTATGACAGCACAAAATCGTCAGAAGAGTCAAATCTTGATTTCAGCGACACTTTCAAAATGTCAGAAATCAAAACTCCACAAAAACGGGAATCTGAGAAAATACGATGTTTCCACAAGCTCAACAAATGAGCAGCGTCCAACCTGTTAAGACTCCATTTCCTAAAACTGCCATCCTTCATCCTGACGGTGGCATTGTACACCGCAGCATTGCGGTGGTAATTTCTCGGTATAAAACACATTATCCTTAAAGTTTTGGTTAAAATCGTTCACCGTGAATTATCGTACTATCCACAGTGAAAAGAGACTACCACAGACGGAGAGATTTCTCCATCCTGATCGTACTCCTGAGAATACGTCTGTAAATTCTCGTACCTGCTGCAGTGTACGACAATCTCCACAGGATGATCCCGTACAGGATGCCAAGCAAGATAATTATCGTACTATTCGACAGGATACACACGACAGACGGGCAGACAATTATCGTACCCATCAAGAAATTAAGTAAATCTTTCATATCTTCTTAGTTTGGTTAAATCGTACGCCTGACGGCTGCACAAAAACAGTCATCAGACGTTAGAGTATTTTAGTCTCCCCTACTCCCTTTCACGTTATTTTATTGTCTTGATTTCTCTAAGGGCTCAGTAGGGCAATTCTCACGTGTGCCGGAGAATTCTGTACGTTACCGCACAGACAAGAGGCTGCACGTACGACAATTATCGTACTATTTCGTTCTTTTGTTCGGCAGTAACCAACTGCCAGGACGTGGGAACTGAAAAGAACACGCCACAAAAAGAATATGATTTTTTACGTAATTCCGTCTCCGCTTCACATCCAAACAGATGCGCTTGAGGTCAACGTGTCGCCAGTTCTCATGACGCACGGCACAGTTACGTAAACCGTTCGGGAATTCCACCCTGGAGAATCGTCCATCTGGCTGAGTCGTTCAGTACGTCAGATCGTTCAGCCGTCAAAACCGTTCATTATGTCTGCTCTGTATCTCGTTCGGGGTTGCAACCGTCATAACCATACTACAAATATGGTATTGCCTACATTAGACAAATAAAAATCATGGTACAAAAAAAGAGCGGATAAATACCGCTCTTTCCTGTTGTGCCTGTTGTGTTCTCTACTTTTGCAGTGCTTTTAACGCCTCTACTGATACGCCTAAAAGTTTTGCAACCTCCTCGAATTTCTTTTCCTTTCGGTCCTCAGATTTTTCTTTGTCCTCCTCGTAACGCTCTAAAGCGTTAATTAAGCGACATACACCGATAGCGGATCCGACTGTTAATGCTCTCTTGTACCACTGATTTTTGTAAAACTTTTCAACCCTGATACATGAAGAATTCTCTTTCTCCCAACTTTCTTGCGTTGTCTTTTCATCGAATGTGGGAGCGGTAAATAAATAGTATGTACCTTTTTCGCTCGTTGAAATACTTTCCAACTTTGCCGTAATTTCGTCTATACTCTTACCGGTTGCAGCGCAATAGTGAGTAATAGCGTTGCTAGTCAGATACGCATCTACCTTTTCGCGGTCTGTTAACTCCTTTTGTGCCTTTGCTTCGTTTGCTGACATATCCACATTTGCGGATGTTGCTTCACTCTGTTTGTTCTCGTTTGCAATCTCGTTGATCGTCTTTTCTAAATTCTTTACCATAATCTAAAATGTTACTTTTGCGCCCGTCACAGGTGGATGCGCTATACCTTAAATTTGTACTACAAAGATAGCAAATTTTTCGCATTTATGCAAATATTATAGGCACTAATTTACAAACCGAAAGAATGTATTAAAATACAGTAACAAAACGTAACAATTTGACCGTATATGGTAACATATTGTAATGTAAACAATATTTTCAGTTATAATCGAATAATAAAACAGAATAAAAAACTTGAATTTGGTTTACGATTATTTAACTTTGTATAAATATACAAACTTAAAACGCTGATAATGAGATAGTTATGAAAGTGTATGAATATACAACAATATAGAATTTAACATTTGTTAAGAGAGTGGCGCCGACTGCAAAAATATGCGCAAAACGCTGATTTTTAGGCGTTTTTGCACTACATTATTTTAATAATATAGTGTGCAAATTGAATAAATATACCCCTACCCCCGTATAAATATGCAAAATTTGAAATGCGGTCACCTTCTCCAAAAATTTTCCCCTCCTTTTTACACTAATTAACACTTGTTAACACTCCATCATTTTCCAAGAAACCAAAGTGTATATCTATGCGCATATTTATGCGTTCCTACACTGTTTCGTTTTTGTTAAATAACTGTAAAATCGTATATTTATGAAAAATAATTGTATATTTATACCACGATATCCACGATATTTTGTATTTTTGCATAAAATTTGTGTTACATGCGCTTGTACTTATAATCCGTACGTGTGCGCAGGAGACTTTAATATGGGGTTGGGCTCAAAAAAGCCTTTTTTCGAGGTTTTCGTGGTAGTCTTTTCTTGTAACGGTGTGTTTATCAGCATTTTGCGGAATTTGTTGTTTTTAGGAATTTTGATTTTGTGAAAATTTATCGTGGTATTTTATGTTTACGGGGAAGAAGAGTGTTAAAATTACTGTAGAGAGCAATTATTTCTGTTCTGCTGTGAGGTGTGGAAAGGTTGTTGACACGTTATTGACGACGAGTGTCGGAAGTGTTTCAGACTTTGAGATGAGGAACAGGGGTTGTGAGATTGATTTGAGGGAGATTGACGTAAAGAGTATTAATATATGAGTGACGACAGGATTATTGAGGGTATCTTCGCTGATTTGCTGGGGATGCTCAACACGACGGACTTCAACTTTGAGAGGTTCCAGGGTTCGTGGGGCAGGAAGTACGGTGACGAGTTTCAGAGCAGGTACATAGACTTCACGTCAGAGGTTGAGAAGCTGGCGAAGATGTGTCGTGTGAAGTATTTCAAGGATGCTTCAGAGTTCTACATGTTTGACGGAAGGATATACGTCCCTATCAGGGAGGAGTTGATTGTCAGGGCATTTGAGATGATACTGATGAGGGTCCGCGTCGTGTCTATGGCGTTGAACAAGACTTTCATCAAGAGTCATTTCACGGATGTCATCAGGTACTACAACATCCTGATTCCGAGGAAGGACTTGGTGGCGTTTACGAACGGTGTTCTGGACTTGAAGGAGTTTGACTCGAAGCACAAGTACAACGTCATCTTCCACGAGGGTTTCTCCCCCGACTATCATGTGACGTACTACCATCCCTACCCTTACGAGGCAGACTCGAAGTGTCCGAAGTGGCAGGCGTTCCTTCACGAGGTGCTCCCCGACAAGGATTCGAGGGTGATACTTCAGATGTTCCTCGGCCTCGGCCTGATACAGAGGAGCACTGTGTACGACGAGTGCGAGGGCCATGACGCTGCGAAGGTAGAGCTGTGCCTCATACTGATAGGTGCCGGTGCCAACGGCAAGAGCGTCATCTACCAGACGGCAGTAGGCATCTTCGGCCCCAACAGGATATCCGGCCTTGACTATGACGACCTGACGGGAAGTGCGTTTGACTCCATGAGTGCCAGGGCGATGATGAGGGATGCGTTGTTCAACTGGTCGAGCGACTCCAATCCGAGGGAGTTTGGCAGGAAGAGGACTGGCATGTTCAAGAGGATCGTTTCAGGAGAGCCCGTCCTTGACAGGAGGATCGGCGAGAACACGAGGCAGAACATCCACATGCCGTACCTTATCTTCAACCTCAACGAGCTGGAGTTCCCTGAAGACCAGAGCTTAGGTTTTGTCAGGCGTTTGCAGTGCATCAGCTTCAACGTCGTCATTCCTCCACACAAGCAGAACAAGAGCCTTGCGTTTGAGCTGAAGTCAGAGTACCCAGGTATCTTCAACTGGATACTCAGGGGTGCCAAGGAGCTCAGGAGGAAGAAGTTCGTGTTCCCTGCGACAGAGGGCAACAGGAGGCAGATTATCCTTTCCCAACTTGCCCACAACCCTGTCCTTGCATGGGTGACGGCTTACAGGATGCGCTCTGAGAAGGGTATCAACGGAGAGCAGGCCGTTGAGTTCTCAACGTCAGACCTGATGATGTATCTTGAGCAGTTCTGTGTCGACAATGACGTTGCGTCTGTCCCGTCAAAGCAGAAGTTCGGTCACACGTTCAGCAAGATGCGGTTCTGCAAGGTACGCAGGAATGACGGGTATTATTACAAGGTGTACGGTGTGTCTCCTACGGAGATGAAGAAGCACATCATCGTACAGCAGGATGACTTGACGAGCCCCATCGCGAGTGAGGCTTATTTCTATATTAAAGATGACGATTAAAAAGATTGAGTATGTTAGATTACGGAAAAAAGATTCAGGTAGGTAACTTCGAGGTATTGAAGTTCACGAGGTCACTTAGTTCAAAAGAGTTGAAGAGACTCAGGAATAATGAAGGTATCCCCAAGGAGATACAGAAGAGACTGCAGCGTGGCGGCGTTCCCTTCATCAAGGTGACGGCAATAAGCGGTTCATGGGGTATTGAGTTCTCTGACGGCACTGCCGTATTCAGGTACATCAACGAAGCCGATGACTTGGATTCGCTGAGGAATATCTTCACGATGTTCTTCGCGGACACGACGACGTTCGGTGACAGGGAGTACTGGGAAGACAAGGGGAATGCCCTCCACGCGTATATGGACAGGTTAAGGGCAAAGGACATCTCAAAGGAGGATGACGACAAGATCCTCAAAGACGAGGAAGACTATATGAAAGATACGAAGACTGTCGAGGAGATGGCAGAACACCTAAAAAAGGAGGTTGACAATGGCTAAGACAGCAGAAAACAGGATCCTCGACACTATTGAGGACTACAGGACTGTAGATATGTTCATGAATGAGCTGTGCCTGTATATTGACGGCAAAAGGAGTGAGCTTCCTGTCATACATCAGACTAACGATGCCTCAATGACGGGGAACATGGAGAAAATCGCCATGTTTTGCAAAAAATAACAGTTTCAGGACCCTTCATGTGGATAATAAGTGTTATATTTGCGAAAATAACTAAAACCACCATCAAAATGAAGAAGTACACACTGTTTTTTGCGCTCATTGCGTGTTTCCTGTTTATAGGGTGTTCGTCAAACGACGATGACGAAACGAAAGACACGACATCTGTAGAGATGAAGAAATTCGTAGGAAAGTGGGATTTGTCAAAGCACAAGGATGAAGGTTCGTCAAATCCGTATATGACCGACTGGCACAACTGGGGCCTTCAGGAAGAGGGGACGTATTATCTTATCGTCAACCCTGACTACACATACGTGCTCAAACTTCCCGTAGAGGAGGAAGGGACGTTGCGTGTCAACGAGTTCAAGACTGTCTATTTCGGTACTCGCTCATTCAAATACGAGTTTGAGGGCACAGGAACACTGATCCTGCAACAAGGAACGAAAGAGTTCTTTAAGTTTGTGAAGAAATAAATTGCACACGTCTATACTGATTGCAATTTGACACTTTTTGCCACGTTATATTAACAAATTAAAAGAGAAGTGCAGCCTCATTACGAGAACTGCACTTTTTCAAAGGTAAAAGAGAAGGATTTATTTAATAAAATATTGGCGTTTCAAATCTTCAACGACATTTTCGACGAAATTTTCAGAAATCGAGTCGATTTTACTCATATAAAAACTTTTTCCTACTTTTTGCCCGTTTCATACAACCAGACAAACCTTACTGTGTAGTTATCAACAAAAACATCCATTTTCGTCACTTTATTATCGACGACAAGACTATCATTCGTGAATATGTCTCTATTATATTCACTGTCTCTTTCTCGTTTAAAAGAACGTGAGGTTAAATAATTTTTTAGACTTTCTTTATTCATATTTTCTTTCTTAAAAACCTACCGCTTTGGGGTTTGACGTAGGGGATTGAGCAAATCATCCCCTTACCCAAAGAACTTTGGTTAAATTCTTATGGGCGAGGATGATTTTGCGATGTATTTCCGCATAGGGGAATCGGCTTTTTCAATCGCCCCTGAGTTGGTGGTTCAACCTTCGGGTGTCAGGCTTTACAAAATCCACTTGCGCACACGCATCCTTATTTCATCAGCGTCCGCCATTCGTGCGTATATCCCTTTTCCTTTTGGCGGTTCTTTTCGTCCTACAGGGCAAACGTCAGATGTCCCCGATAATCCCTGCGTTGACGTTCTTACCTCACAATAACGTATGGCATACACCATGTTTCTTGCTATCGGTTCGAATAGTGAAAACAAAAGAAATCCAACGAAGTGGAGCCGCACCTGTTGGATTTACTATATTATAGGCCAAGCCTAAAAGGAGTTCCGTAAGTCCGTTACTTCAAGTCGGCTCTCTTGTTTCACATTGCGAAATTACCACATTTTTCAATATTATGCAAATATATTTGTTGAATTATGTTGATTTTAACAGATTTTTAGAGTATTTTAACAAAAGAGCCTACTTTCACAAGCAGACTCTTCAAAAAATTTTCAATAATTACATGTATGAAAGCTATTTCTTTTCGTATTTATGGGCGCATGTACTACATTTGTCGAGCAGGCAGTTGTCGCACGATGTTGGATAGTTGACGGGGAGGACGTAATGGATTGTCGTATCATCCGTCTTTATCGTATCCTGTTTCATCCTTGACACCTCGACGATAAGTTTCTTGATATCGAGCCACTCCTTTGTTCCTGCAGGTGTGCTTTCAAGTGTCGTCTGCAGGTCTATGAGCATCTGCTCCTTTGACGTGGCACGTTCAAGGATGCCTTCTATGTCTTTCTTGTTCGAGTTCTCGATTTTTTCAATCTGATTCTTTCTCAAAACGGATTTAACGGCATTGATACGCTCAATACACTGCTGTTTTGCGAGGACACCTTTTATTTCCTCCTGCAGTGCAGATTTTTTCCATGTGACACCGATACGCATTGCTACAGCCCAAGCATCCTCCGGCTCCCACCCTACCGCTACGAGGTCGGCGAAGGCCATCGTTTCGGGTTTCATCCTGTATTGGTTACATATCGTCTGCGTCTTCCTGCTTACTTTTATATCCATACCTTAATTATTTATTACCGTCAAACCTATCCCATCCTGAACGGCCTTCGTAATTGCCGTTCTCATCCCAATCACGTCCTGTCCTGTTGGGTCTTCCCGCATTTCCGTTTCCGGTGTTTATGTCCTGTCCCTCACCGTTAAACTGCCTGTTGATTTTTGCGACCTCCTCCTCTTTGTGTATCTGCTGCTGAACCTCAGCCTTCTGCTTCTTGATTTCAAATTCGAGGTCACGCTGACGTTTTTTAAGGTCTTCACGCCAATATCTGTCAATCTCATCGTTCTTTGAGTATTCCGTAGCGCGTTCCGATGCCGTCTGCTTAGAGACAAATCCGTTTTGGACTGCAGTAGCGAGATTCGTTATCAGCTCCGTCATGTTCTGATGGATATATGGCTTGATCCATACGTTAACCTTTAGATTCATGAGCGTAGCCTGTTGGTTTGTATATTGTCCCCATGCTAATTTCACGAGTCTTACAAGTTGGTTGAGGAACGGCTGCAATCTTGGAGCCTCGTTAATGGCCAGTTCTATCGCAGGAGAGTAGAGAAGTTTCACTGCAACACCTGGCAGGTCTCCTGATTTTAACTCAGGTGGCTTGACTCCGAACGACTGCTCGAATATCTTCTCATATAATGTGTTGAGAAGTGTGTTGTACGATGTTGACACATCCTGCTGGCTGAGGAATCCCGCCTCTCCCTTCTCAGACGGTATCGCTACTGCCTTGACAGCACCTTTCATGTCTCCTGTCAGCTTTGCTCCCTTTCCCTTTACGTAGAATATCGGGAATGCGTATGCCTTATTGTTTTCAAAGAAGTAGCTGACCGCCTCCTCGTAGTGCTCTATAGTCTGCTGAGAGAAAGACCAGCAAGGCCCTTCCTCGTCTCTGTAGTATGCCACTGGCACCTCATTGAATCCATGTTCCTGCTGGTCAACGATCGTATATCCGGCCAGTCCGAATTTCTCTTTTATCTTCTGGAAGAAGTCAGACTGCGATATGCCTCTCTTTGAGCGGTACATATATTTATCATCCCACACTTCAACCCACTCTGTCGTCGTATGTCCGTCCTCATCGATGTCTCTGTATTTTCTCGCGAAGAGCAGCATATCTCCCGTTATGGAATCGTAGTGAGGATACAACTTGTCTCCATTTAAGAATGAGAGCACTTTCACCGCAGGTTTCCCATCCTTTCCGTAATAGGTAACTGCTGCAGTGTCTCCTACCGTCTTGTAACTGTCAACACACTCATAGAAGTGTTCCTCCATGCCCATTTCGAGCCATCCTTCCCGAAGGTTGATTAGTGACATGACGTTTGCCAGTTCCTGCGCAGTGTCATTACTCTTCTCTGACAGTTCGAACTGTACGTCGTTTCCGCACAGGTGTGTCACCTGTTTTACTTTCAGGACGCGCTGGAAAGCAAATGCCGTCCTTGTTATTGGCTGCTTGTAATACCTTTTCTTTGTCTTGTCGTATTTCCACACATCAGGGTAAACCTGCGGGTCCATTATCCTATGTGCTGACGGGTAGTATTCACGCAGCATCTGCGACTGCGTGTAGATTTCGCGCCGTAGAAGGTCATCTGGCTCTGACACATCTCTGTCGGAGTAAACCTCCACATGCTTGGATTCTGTAGGTAATAGCTTGAAAAAAGGCTTTCGTACAAGAATCTCGTTGAAGTCTTTTGTTTTGATTGCCATTCTGTTATCCTGTTTAAATTATTAAATATATTCCATAAGACCGAGAGTGTCATTCTGCTCGTCAAAATCATATTCATCGTCTGCCGATAGCATCCACGCTCCGTCTATCTCCGTCTGTTTCACATCAGCCAAATCGAAATACACTCGATAGATAAGAGCGTCAAAAAAGTCAGGGGAATGCCCGATAAATTGCTTTGTCAGCCTTTTTGACATCAATGCAAACCCCTTGTTCCTTATACTGTTGTCACGTTTGATAACGAGACGTTCTTTCTGTAGTATCTGCCTCAGAGGGAGCCCGTCATAGCCGTTTCCGGACACCTCACGGTCAAGCAGTGAAGGATCGAACGAAATACCTTTATCCTTTATCTTTAAATATAATAGGAACGCGCACTGGGACTTTAAATCCTTGTATGCGTATTTTACATCCTCCTCATCCGCTTCATCATCTTTACTGTCCTTCTCTATCGGCTCTGCCATCGGTGATGCCTGGGAGATGAATTTCAGCGCACGAGGGAAGAAACCCTTTATGTATGTTCCGATGCCCTGACCGTCATAACAGAATGACGACTCGTCAACTCCCCACACTTTGAGCTGGTGCCTTACGAGTGCCGCCGTGCGCTTTGAGTCAGTCCTGCATACGAACATATCCTTGACATGCCACCCTTCCCAGAGCCAGAGGATAAGGTTATCGCCTCCTTCAAGGGCGATATCTCCCGTTACATATCTGTGATGGTCATCAAGTTGGAAGGAGTTCTCAAAGATGTCCTCCATGTCATCAAACGTAACAAGGTCGTCTGTTTCCTCTACGGCATTCCAGTTCGCTTTGAGATCACGCATGACCTGAGCCCTATCCTGAGCTCCAAGCCTTCCGAGGTATGACGGGTCCGACAGCAGCAACATGGGGTTCTGTGAGAGGTCTGCCCTTACAAACGTTACAGACTGTATAAAGACATTCTCAGGCTTCAGTCCCATCTTTTCGTATTCTGGAGTCCATAACAGGTCAATATCCTCCTTACACTTCTTGTAGACCTCTTCGCGTGTATCGCCCCAAATGATGTTATTGATACGTTCCCCCTTCATAAAGCAGTATCTTATGACACCATCCCTTTCAGGGTCAATATATCCGTCTTTGTCAATCCACCAATCGACGAACTGCCTCACCCATGACCGGGGGTCTGGGTTGCACGTTCCCCACATCCTGTTTCGTATGCCGTATGCGTTACGGTTACAGGTCGTGAGGTATTTGAATTTCTTGTATGATATATGCGTTATCTCGTCTATTCCTATGTAGGCGTATTCCTGTCCCTGGAATCTTTCTTTAAAATCGTCATCCGCATCATCGTGGTACTTAAATTCCAACGTTCCTCCTGCGTCGAAGTACCAGGTCATATCAGCTGCAGAACGGTTGTATGTTCCATATTGGAAATATAATTTCTTGGAGTCACGTATAAGTTTCTCCATAGCCTTTTTGTTGTTACGTAGTATGATGGCATGAAAGTCAGGTTTCTGAATATCTTTCAATGCCTCCATAAGCAACGAAAACGACTTGGAACCGCCCCTCGATCCGCCGCATATAAGGATATCAACATCCTGCGAAAGCATGCGCTCCTGTCCTCCTGACTGCGGCACAATCCAATTCTTTAAATTTTTGGAAATAATCTGCTGCCGCAGCGAATCGATGTATTCCTGCGTAAAAATCGGCTGACCTTCTTTCGTGTATAGTCCTGAATACTTCTTCATTCAACAACCGATTAAGTAGCCGCATATAGCTTAACAGAACGAATATTAAGCCTATTCTGCATAAATATTGAATATTTTCTGCAAATTTATGCAAAAATATTTGTTTTATGCAAAAAATATTCATAAATTTGGAGCAGTTTTGGATAAATATACATTTTTATAGTAAAAAGATTGTTTTCATGGACAGAGAATCACTCAGACCATTAGTCGAAACGGCACTTGGCAACACCAAGCTGACCGTATTGAGCGCAGAGAGCTTTGACGCGGAGCTTGATGACGCTCTTGTCGGAATCACCGACGACGCACAAGTCGATGACGCATTTACTAAGAGAATTGCTGACCGCCTTATCCGGATGAATGGCAACATTGCGAAGGATGCAGGTGTTCAGATTAACGACTGGAAAAAGCGTCACCCTCTCCAAGCGGAGAAGAAATCTGATGAGGAAGAAAAGTCAACTGGTTTGACACCTGAGATGCAGGCTTTGGCAGACCGTCTTGACGCTTTGGAGAAAAGCAACAAAATCCGCGAGGCGAAAGCAGCAAATGATGCAGTTGTAGCCCAAGTAAAAGACGGACTTGCGACTTTGTTCAAGGAAGGTGGAATAACCGCTAACCAGTACTTCGTTGACCGTGCTTTTGCAGACTTTAAACTGCCAGAACTTGGTGAAGGAGAGAAGTATGACATCAATGGGCTTGTAAAGAGTGCAGAGAGCGCATATTTCTCGGAGCTAAAGAAAGCAGGGATTGAATATGCAAAACCACGCAAAGGCGGAGGTGGAAAAGGAGCAGGCCCAGACAAAGAGGCTCTTGACCGCAGAGCTGCGTTTATGGAAAAGCAGCGCAGAAGCGGGAGATTGCCGAAAAAAGAAGAATAGCACAGCTATAAGTTTAACTGTAAATTAATTTTAAGATGGCAAATTTTGAAGGTACACAAAACACTATGGCACAGCGCACTGGCGGAACCTTGCAGGGTGATGTTCAGGTTTGGGCACGTGTTGACAAGGTGGCTCATCTCGGACGTTTGGTTGATTTGGAAGACTATTCCGCAGGCGATCTGATTCCCGCTGGTACTGGTCTTATCTTCACCTCAAACCACTACGCAGAGATTGTAGACATCGCAGAGTTGGCCGAGGCTGTCGCAACTGGTGCCGCAGATGGCGCATCAGAGGCTGAGGCTGCCGCAGGAACGGCTGCTGCTGCTAAGTTGGCAGAGGTCAACTGTCTTTCTTACAATGATGTCCGCATCCCAGATGGTTGCATCCGTGCCACCATTGCAGGCGTTGAGGCTGGTAAGATTTGGGCAGAGGGCGCAGGTATTACAGAGGATGCGTCTAAGCTGCTGACAGGTCTGCACGGAAATATCGATTTTATCTTCGCGCTAAAAGCTGAGTAATATCCCGTAGGGATGAGTGATTAACAATTAAAAAAAGGATAACAATGTACGCAAGAACAGCAGAATTTTATGACGTAGTAGGCAAGGGTCTTGCTTCCCTCGGTTACGTGGGTGCAAATGCTCTTGAAACCTACATACAGGATATGTTTGCGGACAAGTACAATGCAGAGGCTACCTTCGCACAGATGGGATTCCCTCTCAACCCAGACATTCCATTGCATCCTACATACGAGCAGATTGAGGCGACTATCCGTCCGTACTCAATGGCTGCTTATGTAGATATTGACAGCGACGGTCCCGCAAAGAGCACCGACGGTTTGACACTGAAAAGTGGAGAGCTGCCTGTGTTCAAGCATGAGACTGGCCTGAACCGTAAGCAATTACGCGAGAAACTCCTTTTGATGGACTCTATCGGCAGTTCTACTCCAGAGATTGAGGAGTTCATCATGCAACTCTTGTTCAATGGTCTTGACGACCTGATTGGCGGTAACTATAACACCATTCAGTATCAGCGTCATCAGATTGTGTCAACAGGTAAGTTGGTTATCGATGCCACAAACAACCCATACGGACTCCCACTGGAGATTGACTGGGGTGTGAAGGCTGCTAATAAGCACAACTCTACATGGTACACCGTAGCAAATGACGGTACCGTAACACAGACCACAAATGTTACAAATGGTACTATTTCTCCGATTGACGTTATGCGCAAGATCCGTTCAAGCGCAGAACTGAACGACTTTGCTCCTGCAGGTCACTGGGAGTGCGCTCTTGAAACCTACAACGCTCTCGTAGCAATGCCATACTTCCGTTCAATGTACGTTACAAGCCACTATCCCGGTCTGACAGACGCACAGAACACCAAGTACGCCGCAGCCGTTGACGAGGATGTTGTATGGCAGTACATCCAGAGCCGTGTCGGTCGTATCGAAGTTATTGACGCTACTGCCGCAGTTGAGAAGATTGATCCTGCCACAAAGAAGGCTGCATACACCAACCTCCGCTCGTTCAAGGATGGCGTATTGGCATATGTTCCAGACGGAGCAATCGGTGACGTTCAGTGTGGAAGACCTATCTACATGGAGACACCGGGTGCACGTACTGCACTCTACGATGGTGGCCGTACCCTCATCCGTCAGGTGTTCAATGATGAGAATATGAACCAGACTATCAAGTCTGAGGTTCAGGCTCTCGTTGTACCTAACAAGGTACGTTGGATGTATTATCTGACCGTAAAGGGCGAATAACCACAAATTAATGCTTGATGAGTAGAAAAAGTGAAAATAACGCAGTTCGCACGGTCGAGGATTATGTCTTCGGCTGTGTGAACTTTGAAATTCCATCTGAGTGTGCGGCAACCATCCTTAACGACAGGGGTTTGGAGGTGGACGCTCCGCTTTCATCCTTAGACACGAAGACTAAGGAACTGCTAAAGGCAGACTTGTATGTGTGGATATGTATGGGACCTGGTAAGGTAACGGCATCCACGGATAGCGACAACGGATGGAGTCACAGTGGCGGAGGTTTCACTCTGAGTAGCGATGACAAAGATCGAATGCTCGGCTATGCCTACGGTATATACGACAAGTATGATGAGGAATCACCTGCCGACGACAGGGTGCGAGTGACTATAGAGTCACATGGCATCGCACACTGCGACTATGACTGCTTTGGTAATCCACTTCCACATACAATAGGATTCGAATGAGAAAAGTTGTGTACGATAATCCACGCTATCCGCATACAGTCAGGATAACCAGACTTCAACTGTCTGATGAGTTTTCAGAAAACGAAATGGCCGAGACAGTCATTTACGAGGGATGCGGACGTGGGTACACAGATACGACTACGAACGGCAACGAGGTAGATGTCAACAAGAGAAAAGCCTCTATCCCCATGAGGTATGATATGTGGGGGGACTGTTGCCATGTGTACAATTCTTTCGAAGTTGACAAGCCATATCCTATGGACGGTGATATCCTGACGATCCAAATGGGAAATGTGGTGGAGGAATGGAAGATAAGGGACTGCGAGCCTGACAACAACAGGTCTATAATATACGCAGAACTGAACAGAAATATCGGTGCGTAATGGAGAGTCTTGAAAGTCAGTTTAGAAAAATCCGCAGGAACATCTATAGCGCAGCATATAGGGGTAGTTATAAGAGCCTTGAAGCGCAGGCGAGAAGGATGTGCGAGAGGATAACAGAACTTGCTGACAAATATAAGATACCGGGAATGACTGGTAACACAAGGGCAGGAGTTGCAGTAGGCCTGTATCAGAATGGAAAGCTGCAGGGATATGCCACCACTGCAGAGACAGATAATGGTCGCCCGATATATCACGCGCTGATGAAGGGCGAAGAGTGGAAAGCGGGACGTGGAAGATACGATAGAAGTACTCAAAACAAGGATTTTAGTTCTCCTGACCCTGCAAAGTCTGAATACAGAGCGGATGAACGTGCAATAGCATTCCTCAGAAGGGCAAGACCCCTGAACAACAAGGGATGGAGTTATGTAATAGCAAGCGGAGCGCACTACGCGGCATATACAGGATTCGTAGAAGTCCTTAAATCGTTCTCTGCAGAATTATCTCAATTAGGTGCAAAAGTAAGATTTGGAAATGTCAGAAACAGATAACAGCATGGTTAGCATAAAAGAAATACTGCAAGGATTGAAAACGAATGCGTTGACGGTTTGCGATACTGTCTATACGCAAACAAGACCGTCGGCGACAGACAAGAAACTGAACAGTTTTATCGTCGTGTCGCTCCCTGCAGCATTAAGCGAGGAGATTATCGGTGCCGTTCTTGACTGGTGGGTTCACACCATCGTATATTTTGAGATATACGTTAAAGACAAGAGCACAAGTGCAAATCCTGACCAAGTGAACATTCCCGAATCCGACAAGCTAATCACAGACGTGGTAAACCTCTTCCCTATCATCATTCAGGGAAAGGAACATACATATACTATTGCAGACCCCGATGTCATGTACTTCGGACGGCCTGATGGCAATGGATTTCACGAGACACTCATTCAAGCGACACTTACAACAATTTAGTATTAACAAATAAAAAGGATAACGATTATGGCATTAAAGAAAATGACCGAATTGAAGGATGTATTCAATGGTATATCCTCTGTGATGTTCCAGACAAATGTTATTACATCTGGAAGTACCATCACCTTGAATCCTGACTACGAGCTTCCTGTTGAGGTGGACTCAATCTCTATCAGCCAGGATGACCCGACTATCAACAACTACCGTGTCCACGGTCTGTCTATCCCCTGGACTACAAGTGCAGAGGTAGGAGACACAAACATCGAGTTTGTCGTTCCCACTAACCATACTGATGTCCTGAAGTTGGCATACGGTACAAGTGCTGTCACATCAGTCAGCGCAAGCGTCCAGACTGCTATTGTCGGCGACGGTGGCTCTATCGCAGCAGGCACATGGTCAGGTAACAGTGTGAAGTTCAACGATACGAAGGTTGTGGGTTGTGTTGCGATTCTCAACCAGTCGAAGGACAAGTTGCTCATTATCAACAACCTTGCTCTTTATGTTACTCCGCAGTACGACAGTGCAAGTACGGAGCCTTACGCATTGAAGTTCACGGGCTCTATGGAGAGTGGTTCTGGTGGTGACATGATTTTCCTTTCAAAGGGTGAATAACGTCAATTTTTCTTCATAATTAGGGGCGGTGGCATCAGGGCCGCTGCCCTTTTTTAATTAGAACAGCAATGAAACAGTTAGAACAGCCAGATGTAGTGTGGAAGAACATGCTCGGTGAAGTGATGAATGCAGAGCCGACGGAGTTCACGTTCCGTGGAAAGAAAAAGATGATGGGGTGGATACACAAAAAGACCTACTTGAAATTTGAGCGTCTGATGGTTTACGAGGAGGACGCGTGGAAAAGGAACGTAAAGATAGCAGCCCTTATCCTGATGAATGTAAAGAGCGGTTTTTGGAGCATGATGCGCACTTGTTTCTATTATCCTATCTATTGGCGTTGGTTATACTACATCGTTGATGTTGACATGGCAGACGTTCTCAATGTTCTTGATGTTTCTAAAAAAAAAATTCCATCGACGGCATTCTTTCTCACTACCACATTATCGACCGTGCTGATGGACGAGATCGTGGCGATGACGACAAAGAGGGAGGAAGTGAAAGCTGGCCAAGCCGTACCCAGTGGGGGCAGCTCTTCTCATTAGGAGAGAAATATCCGTTTTTGCTTGAAACACATTACGGGGTGTTCGCATGGAACTATTGGTGGGGTCTCACATCTGCACAGATTGAATTAGGGCTGATTGACCAACCGTTCATTGACTATGATGCGGACAAGAAGAAGGAGAAAAAACATACGAGGAAAGAGATGGACGAACTCGCAAGGAAATGGTTGGAGATGAAGAAAGAGAATGATGGGAAGAGCGTCGCTGACGGTTGGAAGGCCGAGAAGATTGACGACATCATAAAGAGTGATAATGTTTAATTGACAATTCTTAAAATAACGATATATGGCAGGGACAAAAACTGGAGAACTTTGGTTTGAACTCGGTGTCAGGGACAGAGTTCAAAAGGCACTCGAAGCTGACATGGTAAGAATTAAAGAAATGAGGGACGGACTTAGAGACCTCGGTGTTAGCCAAGCAAAAATAGATAAGGCAATCTTTAAAGAATACTCAGCTCTCAATAAAAGTGCAGATAAATACAGAGATTCTCTCCACAAAATCATGGAGACCAGAAAAAAATTACAGACATCAATGGCAAATGGGTTGTCTCTTGGTGCTGACATAACAAGTACAGAAAAGGGGTTGGCCAGATTAAATGGATATTTCATTAGACTTATAAAAGCAGCTAATAAATACGGAACGAACAGTAAGCAGGTAGCAGATGTCCTTAACGCCAACTACACACACGTGTTAAGGACAATGAACAGTCTTTATTCAGCACAGGAAAAACTGAATAGTTCACAACAAAGAGCCAATGCCATATCACAAAAGAATGTAATTGCCGAGAACCAAAGAGTAGCGGCAAGCTACGATAAGGTTACACAGAGTAGCAGACAGGCTATGAGTACCTTATCAATGTTACGTCAACAAGCAGGCTATTATTTCTCACTCTTTGGTGCACAGACCCTTCTCAGAAATGTGATAACAATCGGAGGCCAGTTTGAGTTTCAACATGTTGCCCTGCAGAACATCATCGGTGATGCAGAAAAGGCTACATCTATCTTCTCTCAATTAAAAGACCTTGCCGTAGAGTCTCCGAAGACATTCATGGAGTTGACCTCTGCAGCAAAACAGTTGAGTGCCTATCAGATTACCGCAAACGAGTTATTTGATACGACAAAGAGGTTGTCTGATTTGAGTGTAGGTCTTGGTGTAGATATCAATCGTCTGATCCTCGCATACGGACAGGTACGAAGTGCCGCAGTATTGAGAGGTCAGGAATTGCGTCAGTTTACAGAGGCCGGTATCCCGATGGTACAGGCTTTGGCAAAGAAGTTTACTGAGATGAACGGCAGACTTACGACAACAGCAGACGTTTTCAAGTTAATCTCCCAAAGAGCCGTCAGCTTTGAGATGGTGAGAGATGTTATGTGGGACATGACCAACCAGGGAGGACAGTTCTACAATATGCAGGCTACAATGGCTGATACCCTATACGGAAAGTGGCAGAAACTCGCAGACATCTGGCAGATTATGCTTGGCGACTTGGCAAGTGCAGAGGGGCCGACTGGAAAAGTTCTCAGGACGATGCTTGATTTGGTTATTGCCATTTCGAGAAACATCACAACAATGATGCCTGCAATAAGCGGATTCGCGTTGAGCAGGCTGATTAACAGCAAGATGATGTCGAGTGCGTTTGGAACACTTGGCAGCACAAAGGGTATCGATGCGAATATTGCAAAGGCTCAACAATTATACACCATTGAGCAAAAGAGACGGTATTTGCTTGGGGAGATTAACAGAGAGGAATATCTGCGAACAGTCAATAACATCAAGAACAAAGATATTTACTATGGACTTCTCGCACAAGAAGGCAGGTTGAATACTTTACAGATTAGCAGGCTGTACACACAAGGGAGAATAAACCAAAGCGTTCTCAGGGAATTGCAGATGACTGGCGTTCTTTCAACTCGTATGGCTGCACTTATCAGGCTGCAAAAGATGAGGGGTGCATCCGGAGGACTGTTATCGCTTTTGTCATCTGGCGGCTTCGGGATGTTATTAAAGGGAGCCGGAAAGTCAGCATTGTCATTCCTCGGCGGATGGGTTGGCGCAACCATTACAGGCCTCGGACTCCTGTATTCCTGGGTTTCCAAGACGAGAGAGGGCGTTGAAAGGCTTAATGAAAAATCAAAGGAGATGGCATCTTCTGCAATGGAATTGTCAAATACGCTAAACGGCGCGTTGAAATCTGTAACAGGCAGCTCTGATGAAATCTCTAAGAAAATTGAGTATCTTGAAGAACAACTTACTAATGCAGGAGATCAGGGTAATCGGATAATCACAGAAAGCCGTGGTATCAAAGATGTTGAAGAACGGTTTAGATACCTGACAGAAGCAGCAGAGGCATATAGGCAAGTCCTTGACAAAATTGGTGATGGCGGTGGTTCAAAGATCATTGCGAACGCTTTACATGATGCTGGATTTGATGACGAAAAGAGTGCTGTCACAAAATACGAAGACTCTGTAATGGACGTTGACCGCATTAAGGTCAAGATGCAGAAGTATTCAAGTTACTATGGAGATATGTTAGACCAGATGCGTAGTAAACATAAGGATTTGGCTAACGAACTTAACAGTGACAATATCTTTGAAAACTTAGAGAGATTGTTGAAGAGCGACTACGCAAACGAAGCCATCAAGTTTTTCGCCGCAGGTGGCGGAAAACGTTCCGCTTTGACAGAATATCTTCGTGCTCTTGAAAAGTCAGAAGAATTATTCTTGGATGCAAGGAAAGCCGCAGAGGGGTCGTTGCCTGCATTAAAAGCTGAAGCTCAAGAATTAGGCGTTGACTTACGTAAGGGTTTTGACGAATTAACTGATGCTGAGAGGACAAAAATACGCACTGTCATTACTGAATACACGAAGGGAATGGTTGGCGCGTCTGAGGACACGAAGCAAAGGATTGCAGACTGGCTTGCTAAAGGATTTTACGCACAGCTAACACTTACTCCTATTATTAAAACGGATAATCTTGACGGATTTTCAGAGTACATTTGGAATAAGTTTGGCGGTGTTGTAGCAGGTGATACTGGCACAATATCTATTGGTGGTAATGAATATTCAAGGACACAGGTCGCTCAACGATTCAAGGATGCCTCAAATTACAAGGAGACAATTAATAAAAACATTGATGATCTACGCAAACAGGCGAAAGACCTCAGAGATGCCGGTGATGTCGCAGATGCAGAGGCAAAAGAAGCGGAAGCAAAGAGGCTTGAAGCGGAAAGGAAAGCGATAGGGTTTAGTGAGGACAAGAAAAAACCTGTTGGCGGAAATAAGAGTAGGAACACCGTTGATAAGACTCTACAGGCATGGAAAGAGCGTTTTAACGACTTAAAGGCATTTTACTCTGAGTATAAGAAGTGGGCGGCATTGGTTGGTAGGGAAAAAGCATTGGAAAAACTGCAGGAGGACGGACTGTTCGGCGGACTCTTCGCAGATGGCAAACCAATCTACGATATTGACGATTTCGGCAAGGCTATAGACAAGTTCTATAGTGAGATAGACGGAAAGACAGCTGAAAGACGAGGACTGCAAAGAGACGTTAAGAGGGAGCGCAGTCTATTTGACTACGACAAAGAAAAAGAGTCCCTCGAAGAGTTGTCCGCAAAGTTCAGGGAATCAATGTCGGATATTTCAGAGAAGTGGGATAACTACAAGACAATATATGAAAGAACAGGAGATAAGAGTCTTGCTGACCTTGTATTCACAGGTGGAGTAAAATGGGATGACAAAGCGAGGGCTATGGCCGAAGAGTTTGAGAAGACTGTCGGCAAGGAAAACGTATCTTTTGAGTTCTCTGATGAAGAAGCAAAAAAATTCTTCGCCTACAACACGGAAGAGGGCAAGGTGCTATATGAGCAATGGAAGCAAATTTCAAACATAATAAAGAATAACTTTATCACAGAATTGAAAGAAGCCGCAGACGCTCAGGCGGAAATCATGACTAATTCCGAGAAAATTGAGATGCTTGAAAAGCAGATCGCTAAATGGCGTGAAGACGAAAGCGGTATTGATCATTCTGCGCAGATAAAGAAGAATACAGACGAAATAAAGAGGCTGCAGAGTACACTGTTTGAGACATTACCTATTTATGAAAAGATATTCGGTGACAGGACGTACAAGGGGTTCAAACAGCTCAAAGAGGCAGAATCGCTTGCTCGTTATATAGCAGAAAACGCTGTCGCAGAGCCAGTCAATCCTAAGACCGGAAGGGTAGACTATTACTTATCAGCATTTATTGATGATGAGGGAAAGATGAAAACCCTTAGACTTACAAGAGAACAGCTTGAAAGGCTAAAGGGAACTCTCGATGACTATCATAAAGACATGTCTAAGAAAGACCCATTCCAGACACTTGCTAAAGATATAAAAGAGTTATGGGATATCTTAAAAGACGGCGACTCCTCTTTTGAAAAGAAGGAAACGGCAATTCGGAAACTCGGAGAGAGTATTGCATCATGCGCTAATATCGTTGGCGACTTTGCAGGAAAACTTTCCTCAATGTATGATGCTCTCGGAAATGAAAGCATGGCAGGTGCGATGGATGATGTAAATGCAGCCATGAGTTCGATCAGTAATATTGGCTCTGCATTTGCCAGCGGTGGGCCCGTAGGAGGTATTATTGCAGTAGCAAGCGAAGCCGTAGGATGGATAGGCCGTCTTGCCCAGAAACACGATAAGAAACTCGATAAAGCCATTCAGGAATCAACCCGTAGAGTTAAGGAATTGCAGAACGCATATAAGAACCTCGAAACGGAGATTGATCGTGCTTTAGGTGGTATCTATACGGCAGGTGGTTATGACGAGATGTTCCAAAACTACAAGAATCAGCTTTCAGAATTAGAGAAGCAGCGCAAGGCAGAGAACGACAAGAAGAAGAAAGACCAGGATAAACTCCTCGACTACGACCAGCAGATAAAAGAGATGAAGGATACTATAAAGTATTTTGCCGAGGATATGGCAAAGGAGCTTTATAGTATAGATATCAAGTCATGGGCGCAGGAACTCACGGATGCCGTTGTTGAGGCATGGGCGAAAGGCGAAGACGCTGTTCAGGCATGGCACGACAAAGTAAGGGATTTGGTAAAGGATATAACGAAGAATATCCTCGCAAAGAAAGTCGTTGAGATGGCGTTAGACCCAGTTCTTGATTATGTTACTGACCAGATGACTGCAAAGAACGGCAAACTTGACGAGAGTGATGTCGTCCAGATCGCGAAATTACTTGAATCGGCAGGAGAAAGCAGCGCAAACACCATCACGTCATTGCTTGATGCTATGAAAAGGGCTGGATTTGATATGACGGAATCAGATAGCAAGAGTGGGAATCTGTCATCATCCATCAAATCAATAACGGAAGATGCGGGAGACCTGCTTGTATCTTACGTCAATGCAATCCGTGCCGATGTAAGCATCAACCGTGAGCAGTTGGCGCAGATTGTCCTTCTGATGCAGAATATGCCGACTATGAACGCCACCGCACAGCTTCAACTAAGGCAACTGGAGACGATAGCGGTAAACACCGGGCGAAATGCTGATAGTAACGATGAAATCCTTTCCGTACTGAGGGGATGGATTGTTTCAGGAATATACACACCAAAAATCAAATAATATGGATTTGGAATTATTAAACAAGGCAATGAGGGCTGAGGCAAGGAGCCTCGGCCTTTGCGACAAGTGGTTTGGAGAATGGGCTGACGATACAGGCATAGACGAACTGCTGAACAAATACACGAAGGGGATTGATTTTGTGATAGACAAAGGGTTCCCTGATGACGATACGTTGCTGAAATATGCCGGAAAAGATAACCTACGCAATCATGGCATATACATAAACGATTATTTGGATGTATGTGATGCAGACGTACCGATGCTCGTTATCAACGGATCATGTACGGGAGATATTACATATACAGGGTATCACGTAGCGAATATCTATGTAAGAGGGAAGTCGGACGTTACAATAAAAGTGAAGGATAGCGCAAAGGTTTTTGTAGAGGTTTACGACGATGCGAAAGTACTCGTCCGAAACTACGGAGACAGTCTTTGCTTTGCATACAGATATGGCGGCACTGTTGATTCTCATGGTAATGTCCTTGTAAGAGAAAAAAGAAGCCCCCGACACTAAAACAATAAGAAGCACCACCAACTTATTATTTACGCCACAAGACGACAGCCAGGGGCTTATACCCTCATTGTCGTCAAGTGGACTATTGTGTCTAATAAGATGGTGGTGCGGGTACAAAGTTATAGAATTTTTATAATAATGTACCAATGAAAGGAATAGAATTAGTAAAAATTAGCAGAGAAGTGCTTAAAGCACTATCAGAAAATGATATTAAGCTGTCTGATGTTAATCATATTGAACTCTTTAATGACTATGAAAAGATGCTTTCTGATGGTCTGAAGGTGACATACATCGTTGAACATTTATCTGATGTTTACAATGTCAGCGTGGCTCAGGTTTACCGCATCCTTTCACGATTCAAGCGTACTATCAAAATGTGATATTGCGTTCGTTTGAAATAATTTCCGTCACGATGATTTGAAGGTTAATTTTGTCTTGTCAATGCGCATGACAGGATAACATTAGTATTAACTTTTAATATTTTTTCTCATGGCGGAAATCTATCAAATTCCTGAGAATGGTGGGAACAGCGGTGTAGGCACTATTCCATTCAGCATCCCAATCGGCGGCTTCGGAAACGGCATGTTTGGGAACGGTACAGGTTTTAATTCTATCGCAGACCTTTTCGGTCTTGCAATTATCGCATCAATGTTCGGATGGGGTAATGGCGGTTTTGGTAACGGTTTTGGAGGCGGCAACGGTGCAGCAGGATACCTCGCAAATCAAATCAATAACGACAGTGGCCGTGAACTGATTATGAACGCAGTTACAAATCAGGGTGAGGCAAGCCGCACGGCTATCCAGACACTCAGCACAATGTTAGGGCAAGACTTCAATCTCGTAAATAGTGCAGTGCAGAACGTGCAGAACTCGTTGAACCAGATTGCCAACGCACAGGGTATGAATGCTTTGCAGGTAATCAATGCAATCCAGAGCGGTGATTCCAATCTCGCTTCTCAGCTACAGCAGTGCTGCTGTCAGAACCAGTTAGCATTATGTCAGCAGACAAATGCGCTCCAGACTTCACTGAATAGCGGATTCAACGGTGTTCAGATGGGTATTAACGGCGTACAGCAGTCCATTGCTTCAAAGGCTGCCTCCGATCAGCTCGCTATGTGCCATCAAACTTATAATCTGACCGACACGATGAACAGAAACTATCTTGCTATCGACAACAAGATTGATGCTCTTGAATCAAGTCGTAAGGATCGTGAGTTGGCAGAGAAGGATGCTGAGATCGCTACCTTGAAGTCACAGAACTTCACAGCAGGTATCGTACAGCAGGCTGTTGCTCCACTGAATGCTCAGTTGGCCGGATTGAGTAAGGAGGTTGACGACATTAAATGTAAGATGCCAAATACTGTTCAAGTTGAATATCCCAACCTTATCGCAATGAATGCCACTCCTTATGTTAGCGGTGGTTTCTATGGCAATGGCTACGGATATAACGGATGGGGTGGTAATGTTGTATTCTAATTAAAGTGTCGAGGAGGATATGGAAATGGGATGCTTTAATAGTATTACGACAAACGCAGGAGGTGTACCCTACCTGACATCTACGAACGTGACTGTAGGAACAGATTCCGTAGATATCGCCCTCGGATGGACACGCAGGCAGCTCCCTCCCGTCGGATACCTGACAATCAGGATTGCCGACGCTATTCCGACAGGAACAACTGCGACACTCCCAGTTACCCTTACGCTCAACGGTGTATCACGCTCATTGACATTGTTTGATGGGACAGCAGTTACCGTTGCCGAACTGATAGGTGGAACAGGTGTGATAACAGTATTCAATGACCGATTCAACGGCATTTTGCAACTTATGTCAAGAACAACGGTCTGACAATTCAATTAACAAACAAAAGTAAAAAACTATGGATTTCAATTCTTTGGGAACGGGTTCGTCGTTCTATATCCACACTAAGAGGGAAGGTCAAGAGCCTACTCTCGCTATAGGAGTGGTAAAGGAGAAAGTTCTCCAGCAGCCACAATATCAACTACACACGGTGCCTAACGCACTAAATGGGATGGGTGGACAGCAGTTGTTTCGTTTTACCGTCAATGTAAACGGAAGTGACAGGGTGATTCCTGACCTTCCTGCAAACGTTGAGATAGCATCAAAGGGTGATGAGACATACACCGGCAACCCACAGGCTATGATGCAAGTTGTAGATTCAATGATGAAGACGGCTAAAGATGAGCTTGGCAGAGAATCATATAACAATATGATCCTAAAGGTCGGTGAGAAACAGATGGAACTGCTCAATCCTCGCTATGCAGAGGAGAAGCAGCGTGACCGGACTATTAAGGAACTGGTCGATCATCGGAAAGAGACGGATTCAAAACTCGACAAAATCCTCGCCTTTATGCAGGAATTGACAAGCCCTACGAAGAAGCAGAATCCTTAAATCATTACGACTATGGCATTTATATTTATTCCAGACAGCGAGGACAAGCAGCAGATGCGCTCACAGATGCGTGAAAACATGCGTCAGGGTGGCAGAGGCTTACGTGGCGGATACCGGACTGGTGGCAGCAGCTATCGTGAAGGATACAGAGAAGGTTATAAGCACGGATGGGAAGATTCTGAGGATGAGATGAACGAAGAGGAAAACTATCGACGCAGCCGTGACTCACGAGGACGCTACATGTAAGGCGAAAGGGGCTGGCGGGCAACTGCCGCCCCTTATTTATTAACTTAAACAAGATAAAGGATGAAACAGTATATATCAGAAGACCGTGCAATTTACGAAGACATCTATCACGGTCAGTTCAGTAGGAAATTGGCAAAGTGGGCTATCGGAAACATGAGGACAAAAGACCCGGCAACGAAACAGATGAGGGAGATTACACCACGTTCTGCCGATGATGTCTCCGAGATTCTCTCGACGAACAATGTCAAGATAGATGATGGAGAGTTTTACACGGCATGGTACCTGTTCAATATGGCTGTAGCTGACTACCCAAAAACTTGCAAGACGGATGAGCAACGTGCATTTTTCGTTGAGGAAACATTATGCGACCCGGACGGAGACCCTTCAAACGTCCTTGCATGCTTTGAGGCAAAGATGTGCAACGCAGGAATACCAATCTATTGGGAGAGGATGATATGATAAAGGCAGGTTTTTACATAGGTAAGCGTGACTGGTGGGTCATGGCTTACCTTGGTGTTGATGGTGTCAGTGATCTGAATGAGGTTTACGAAGCATTGCTCGCATGCGGGAAGCCGGATTATGAGGCGCAAGATGTATGTATGGTTCTGTCGAGAAAGAATACTGGATATACCTTTTCAGACCTTGAAAGCCATTACTCCATCATAATCACAAGTGCTGCCACGTCTGCGGAGGAAATGTTTGATTCCATCGTACATGAACTAAAGCACCTTACAGAGCATATCAGCTCGGTTTATGGTCTTAACCCCAAAGAAGAATTATCTGCATATCTGCAAGGTGAGGTCGGTAGGAAACTTTTCCCGGCAGCTTCTTTCGTGCTATGTCCGCTATAACGGGCATAGCATGGTAATGACATTCCCGATTCATTGTTGTATCCTGTTTTATAAAATATAATGTATTTTTTTGCATTTTATTTGCATATTTATGCAAAAATACCTATCTTTGGGGCATAATTCAGGATAATGACGATGGCAGCACCTTACCCACTCCTAATAAAAAAGAAGAAAAATGACGGAACTGAAACATCTGTCATCAACACCGAAACGGCATACGGAATGGTTGTGAGCAGCATTCCTTTTCACTTTTCTGGCGGAACGAAAGAGCCGTATTCAAACGATTGGCTCGACGAGAATGGAAGCGAGGTGCATCTTCCTGATGATGGGCTCCCGATAGAGTCCTATGACATGGATGTTTCGTTCATATATAGGGGCGCATTTAACAGCCTTGCTGCTAACTTGCGCTCTTTCCTTGATTATTTAAGAGGTTCTGACGGCAACGGCTCACGGCTGACCATCTACGACACTTACAACGGTGTCGGGAGGAAGGACGTATATCTGAAAAACGTATCACCTGATACATATGTCAAACAGAATATTGCCAATGCAGCAGGGGAAGAAATAGCTACATTTAAAGTAACACTAAGGGTCTGTGACCCAATTACAAATATAACACTGAGTGAATGAGCGAGTGGAGGATATACAGGAAGAACGTCAATCTGTCTAACGTGACAGATGCAACGGCATACGTGGCCTCAGTGAAGGTGCTCGAATACAGGGGTACTTTCCTGGAGGACACGCAGGTGTCATTCGATATCTCCTCCCCTACTCCGATATCACTCGCATACGGGGATAAGTTGTCGTACAGGGGCGAGACATACGTCCTTCGTGATCCTCTCGCAGTTGAGAAGGTGGCAAGGCGTAACTCCTACGGCGGTGCATTCAAGTACGAGAACATCGTGTTCAGGGGTCTTGAATGGGAAATGCAGAACGTTGAGTTCACAGACGTTGTGCCGCATGACAACAATCTCCATTACACGGGACTATCTACATTCTCTTTCTATTGTGACCATCCGCAAAAGCTGATTGAGCGTGTCCAGGCTTGTATGGACATAGCTTATACAGGCACAGAGGCATGGACAATCAGCCTTGCGAGTGGCTTCGACATATCACAATACTCTTTCACTCCGCAGACGATCTCGATATCGTCCGGGACGAGCTGCTGGGCTGCTCTTGGTATTCTCTACAAGAACTGGAAGATACCTTTCACAAGGAGCGGAAAGACGATAACCGTCGGTGCATCTGTCGTGGTGACGAGCACCGTAGAGTACGGAAAGGGCAACGGCCTGATGTCCATCAAGAGAGTACCAGACACTGACGTGAGGGTTATTACCCGTCTGCGTGCCTACGGCTCACAGAAGAACATGCCGTACCGCTACTACAACAACAAGGGCTTCATCAACGAGGCTATGTACATGCCGTACCTGATGCTGCCCGCAGTACGTGAGCATACGGCAGGTGACGGACACGATGTCTATCTGTTGAGTGCCAATGTAGAGAACTACGGCATCATAGACGGTGAGGTACACTTTGACGGAAGCGGTGACAACGAGGAGATTTACCCAACGTTGGAGGGTATGACAACGACGGATGCAGAGATAACAGCCGTCACGTATGATTCAACTGACAAGAGGCTTGACAGAATCCTGAGTGCAGTGAACCCTGCCGACAACGGTGTCTGTGCTGATGGCAACTATGACTCTGATGACGCAGTTGACACAGACGGAGTAAGGATCGTGAAGGAGTTCACGATGACTATTCCATACCTCGGCTTTGACTGGAAGGATAAGATCACGAGTGAGGGTCAGGCGACGATCATCATGAAGAGCGGTATGTGTGCAGCAAGGGAGTTTACCATCTTGGAGGTGAACCCCGTCAGCGCAAGCAACCCATCGCAAGGCTCTGTCCTGAGAATGGAGCGTATCAACGATGATGTTACCGGCTATGCCTACCCTAACAGCACATGGACGATCAACGCAGGTGACTATTTCGTCATTGCAGGTATCGAGATGGATGATGTGTATGTGATAGCCGCAGAGAACAGGCTCCTTACTGCTGCAAGTGCATTTCTCGCAGAGAACGACCATCCTAACTACAAATATGAGCCGAGCATCGACAATAT